GGATTAAAAAGTTTATTTTCAAGTATGTTGCCTGCAATGGGTCCTACTATTGCAAAAGCAATACTTGGAGTTATATTAGGACTTGCACTAGGAGTTATTGCAGGACCGTTTACATTAATTGGTGCGGCACTGATGGGTATATTTGGTGTTGATTTTATAATGGGATTACTCGGCGGTGCATGGGATATGATTAAAGGTATGTTTGTATGGATAGCAGATGGATTTAGTATGCTATGGGAAGGAATACAACCTGTAATTACATTCTTGTCAGATACTGTAATGACAGTATTTGGATGGATAGGAGATTATTTTACTACTATTTGGGAATTTGTACAACCCGCAGTTGAAACAATATGGAATGTATTCTCAACAATGTTCGGATGGATAGGCGATACATTCGGATGGATATGGGATAAGGTAAAAGGACCTATAAACTTTATATATGATACTCTTTCAGGAATGTTTGGATGGGTAGGTGACACAGCAGGATGGATTTATGGAAAAATCAAAGCTCTTAATCCGTTTAGTTGGTTTGGTAGCGACGACGACGAAGACGAAGCTGAAGAGCAAATAGCTCAAAGACAAACAGAAGAAACAGGTGTAGTTTCACAAAGACCCGACACAGCAGAAGTTACGCCATTTAATACACCGTCAGTTCCAGATACTGCTAGAATGATGGCAGAATTTACTCCTGAAGAACTGTCTACAGTTGGTGATGCTATGACAAATGTAGCATCAAATGTAGGCGAATTAAGCACACAACTAGGCGATATCCGCAACTTTACTCAAAACCAGAACAGAACAAACGATCTTATAATTGCGTTAAATACTACGATGACCGAAGTTGCCGAATTATTAGAAGAAAATAACAGCCTTACAAAAGGCACAAGAAATGCTATTGCTGAAAATGGCGACATGATGGTAGGATAATTTAATGAGCTGGAAAAGATACTTTACAGAAGTGCAAGCAGGACAATCAAGTCCGTTAGGATCGGGAAACAATCAACCAGGACCGGCTAGAACGAATTATTCATCATATCTTCCTGATGTATATGTAGGAGCACCTAATCGTATCGAACGTTACGGACAATATAACGTAATGGATAACGATTCAGAAGTAAATGCCGCTTTAGATATTCTTTCAGAATTTTGTACCCAATTTAATAAAACAAATAAAACAAATTTTATTTTAGATTTTAAAAAAGATGCTACTAATTCAGAAATTAAAATTTTAGAAAACTATCTACAACAGTGGACTAAAATGAATGACTTTGAAACACGTATGTTTAGAATTGTGCGTAACGTTTTTAAGTATGGCGATCAATTTTTTATTAGAGATCCAGAAACTAAAAAATGGTTTCATGTTGATCCTGCAAAAGTTTCAAGAATTATTGTTAATGAAAGCGAAGGCAAAAAACCAGAACAATATATTGTAAAAGATATTAATTTTAATTTTAAAGATAAAGTAGCAACTACTCCATTTCAAACCAACGGCAATGTAACAGGCGGCGGAGACGGATACCTACAAGGTGGAGTCCGTGGAATGGTAGGCAATACTAATACTGGTGCTACTGGAAGTGCCGGCAGATTTGCAATGGACAAAGAACACGAAATTGCTGTCGATGCAGAACATATGGTTCATTTAAGTTTGTCTGAAGGATTAGATAACAATCATCCATTTGGTAATTCATTACTTGAAAGCATTTTTAAAGTATATAAACAAAAAGAATTGCTTGAAGACGCTATTATTATTTACAGAACACAAAGAGCACCAGAGCGCAGAGTATTCTACGTTGATGTGGGCAACATGCCTTCACACCTTGCAATGCAGTTTGTGGAGCGTGTTAAAACGGAAATTCATCAAAGACGAATCCCATCGAAGACAGGCGGAGGCACATCTGTTATAGACAGTTCTTATAATCCGTTGTCAACCAACGAAGACTACTTCTTTCCACAAACAGCAGAAGGACGTGGATCTAAAGTTGAAACTCTACCAGGTGGTACTAACTTAGGTGAAATTGACGACTTAAAATATTTTACTAACAAACTTATTAGAGGTTTGCGTATTCCAAGTAGTTACTTACCAACAGCGGCACAAGATGAAGGCCAAAGTCAATATAACGACGGTAGAGTTGGAACAGCATATATTCAAGAATTACGTTTTAATCAATATTGTATGCGTTTACAAGGACTACTTATAGAAGTATTCAACCAAGAATTTAAACGTTATCTAATGGAAAAAGGTGTTAACATTGATGTTAGCATGTTTGATGTTAGTTTTCAACCACCACAAAACTTTGCAAGTTATAGACAGAGTGAATTAGATAATACTCGTGTACCTACATTTACGCAAATGATGGCTGTACCTTATGTTTCAAACAGATTTGCACTAGAAAGATTTTTAGGATTATCTAAAGAAGAGATTGCACACAACGAAAGATTGTGGAGAGAAGAAAATGATGAAACTTTACAACAACCACCTACTGATGCAAGTGCAGAAATGCGTACAGCAGGAGTAAGTGGAGCAGGTATAGCAGATGATTTAGGCGGCTTAGAAGATGAAGCACCAGAAGGTGAAGCAGGCGCCGCGGCGGCTGGAGAAGGAACTCCGCCAGATACAGTAACTGAACCAGCACCAGGAGGAGATGCCGGAGCAACTCAGCAAACGGTATAAATACAATATGAACTTACGAGAATTTTTTTACTTTGATAAACAAAATTTAGATCCTATTGAAGATAAAGGATATGATCCATTATCAGATGAATCTCCAATGGATTATGATGATACACGTAAAACACGTCTTAGTTTACGTATGATAAACAAAGCTCGTAAAGCGTCAGAATTACACAACGAAGAAAACGAAAAAGAATTATTTTTTGTTAGACAAATGTATGGTCTAGCCGCGAACGCTGAACCAGGAGTGTAATTTGTCTGTAGCGTTTGTCGTAGGTAACGGCAAAAGTCGTGAACCAATTAATCTAAAAGAAATTAAACCATTTGGAAAGGTATACGCATGTAATGCAGTTTACCGTTCCTTTCGTCCGCACTACTTAATTGCAGTAGATGTAAAAATGATCTTAGAGATCACACAGCATAGATGGCAATTAGATAATGAAGTATGGACTAATCCTAATCGTACATTTAATAGTATACCAAATTTAAAGTTGTTTAACCCATCTAAAGGCTGGAGTAGCGGACCTACAGCCTTATGGATGGCTAGTCATATGCATGGATACGATGAAATATACATTTTAGGATTTGACTATAGAGGAGCAAAAGACAAAAACGGAGAATATAAACGTGTAAACAATATGTTTGCAGATACTCAAAACTATAAAAAAAGTCATGATCCTGCAACATATTTTGGAAATTGGGAGAGACAAACATTAACTACTATTAAAAGTCATCCTGAAACGAGATATATAAGAGTAGTTGAGGAGGGAGAAACATTTTTACCAAATTCGCTAAAAGATCTTCCTAATTTAAGTCAACAAACTGTGTCAGAATTTAAAAAATTCTGGCAGATTTCTTAACATCTCTTCAAAACGAGTCGTTTTGAGCCTATTATCCACATATATTTTCCCAAAAAAGTAAATATGTTTACAGCCTTACGAACTTAAAAGGAGAAAACCATGGCAGATATCAATAAAATTGAAGCAATGCTTGAAAAACTCGTAAACGAGGATAAAGCAGGTGCTGAAGAACTATTTCACGAATATGTGATAGAAAAATCAAGAGAAATTTACGAAAACCTACTAGAAGACGATCTAGATGGAATCGAAGAAGCATCTAAAGATGACGACAAGGATGTTGACGAAGCATCTAAAGATGACGACAAAGACGTTGAAGAAGCATCTAAAGATGATGAAGATGATGATAAAGTAGATGAGTCATCAGATGAAGAAGTTGACGAAGCAGATGATGAAGAAGTTGACGAAGCATCTAAAGATGACGAAAAAACTGACGAAAACTTTATGGAACCTGAAATGGAAGCACCTATGGACGACATGGGCGGTGATCCAGCAGACGACATGATGGGCGACATTGAAGCAGATGGCGACGACATGGGCGGCGACGAAGAAGGTGAAGAAGAATTAGAAGACCGTGTAGTTGATTTAGAAGATGCTTTAGATGATCTAAAAGCAGAATTTGAAAAAATGATGGGTGACGAAGACAAAGGGGACGACGAAGCAGGCGATGATATGGATATGGATATGGACGCAGGCGACGACGAAGATGATGCTGAAGAAGAAGCATTAACACCAGCTGAAGAATTTGCACCAATGGAAGCGTCAGACGAAGAAGTT